TTATTGCTTCTGATAAAATCCGCATTCATACCCATCGGCCCTGAGCTCGATGCCGGGTATCCACGGCGGGGTCCTCCCCATCTGCTCACAGATTGCATCCAGCGATACCTCTGGGCTGCATTCGATGATGAGCTCGTCATGAACATGCCCGACGATCTGGCAGTAGCTTAAAGTTTTCATGGCATGAGCCAGGATGTCCCGGCTGACTGCCTGGACGATGTTCTCGACGAACTTCGGACCGTAACTTTCGATCCGGCTCCATTTCTTCTGGGCGTCGATGCCCATGTAGGTGACGGACTCACCTCCGAAACGGTTCTCACCGATCCGGGGCTTCACATAGGCAAGCCTGCGTCCGGATGGCAGGGTGATGAAGAGCATTCCGTTTTTCATCAGGAAGGTGATGTCGCCAACCTGGGTCTGGGTCCGCATCTGGATCGCATTCTTCACAGCGGCATCGACAGCCCACCAGTACTGTGTGATATGCGGGTTACTGCTGCGCCACATATCTACCAGCGGCTGCAGCTCGTCTTCGGTCAGGCCCATGTCGAGAGCGCCCATTGCCTTGAGTGCACCGACGCTGCCGCCATAGCCGAGGGCCAGCTCAGCGATTTTGCCTTTTTGCCGGAGGTGGCTGTTCTGGCCGTGCTTCTCGACCGGAACACCAAACATCCTGCTGGCGCTTTCGCAGTAGATGTCACGGCCCTTGTGGAAGACCTCAGCCCGCCAGGTCTCACCGGCGAGATGACTCAGGACCCGTGCTTCGATGGCGCTAAAGTCACTGACAATGAATTTGCATCCCGGCCTCGGTATGAAGGCGGTCCGGATCAGCTCCGATAACACACCGGGCACAGAGTCGTACAGCATATCCAACATTTCGTAGTCACCGGCCTTCACGAGATCCCGGGCCTGTTCCAGATCATCCATGTGATTTTGAGGCAGGTTTTGCAACTGGATCAAGTGTCCAGCCCATCGGCCACTTCGGTTGGCACCGTAAAACTGAAACATGCCGTGGCAGCGGCCATCTGCGCAGACCGCGTTTTGCATGGCCTGATACTTTCGGACGGAGCTCTTAGCCAGCTGCAGCCGGAGCGAGAGCACCTCGGCCAGATCCTCCGGCGCGGTTTTGATCATGGCAGCGACATCCTTCTTCCCGAGGCTTTCTACCTCCATGCCGTTCTCTGCCAGATAGTCTTTCATCTGTATGACCGAGTTGGGATTGTCCAGCCCGGTCTTTTTCTGCATCCGGGCGGTCAGGTCTGTTTTGGAAAGCTCGTCGATCCGGAGGGCCTCCTGGACCATTCCCTGGTCGATCATGATACCGCGATCGTTGATCTGCTGGTCCAGGTGATACTCGTCCCAGACGAAATCCGGCACCGGGTAGTTCTTCAGGCGCTCCTGGATCTGCATTTCCACCTGCACGTCGCGCTCATTGTATTTTTTGAACAGTTCCCATTTCTCCGGCGCGTGGTGTGGCAGGTTCCAGGTCCGGCCACCGTTGCTTTTCGTAGGCTTGCAGGGGCAGCAGAAGTATTTGATCAGGTCCTTGCCTTCCTTCAGTTTCTGCTCCTCAAAGCCGAGGACCGCACCGACCTTTTCCAGACCCAGGGGCAGGCCGTTGTAGGCAGCCCAGACCAGGGTGCATTTCCATGATGCCGGATCAAGATAGTTCTGGACCGGATCGCCGGGAATGCTGTAGGAGCGGAAGTGCTGCGGGTAATTCCTGCGCAGCCAGACCGACAGGCAGACCCGCTCGAAGCTGGCATTGTAGGCCCACTTCGTCACCCGGTCATCGGACAGGGCAGCTATGATCTCTTCCGGAACAGTATCCCCGCAGGCGAGATCGTACACAGTGATGGGGCCGTGGTTGATGGACACACCGAACAGCAAAATGGCAAAGTCCGGTGACTCCGCGTATTTATAGGCACCGGATTTTCCGATGTCGACACTTGATTTCGTCTCAAGGTCTAAAGACAGATTTTTAATCTCCATAGTAGTCCTTTCACAAAGCGGCAGGGTTTGGAGCCCTGCCGCCACAGTTCTATTATTCAGTTGTTTCAGTACTGGATTCCTCCAGCGCTTTTGCTTTGCGCTCCTTGCGCTCGATCAGTTTCTTCTTGATGCCATCAAAGGCGATGCTCACCAGTTCAGCTACCATATAACCGAGACCGGCACCGCACATGCTACAGAAGCTGATCACGATAATCAGATCCGCCAGATGGCTCAGCGTCATTGTCGTTTCCATTGTCTTTCTTCCTCATCTTTCTTCTGTCCTCCGCCCAGGTCTGCAGGCCGGGAAAAAGGTAGAACAGAGCTCTTTTCATCACACCGATGAACCACTTCCAGATCCCGGCCATGCACAGAAGCCAGAAGGCAAAGCAGATGCCGGTCAGGGTACCTCGGACCACCGAATCCATAAACTCATTGATCATCTCTACGGTCATTGTCATTCACCTCGTAAAGAGGGCAGCAGGCAGGGAGCCTGCCGCCCAGGTTGTTGTCATCAGGACAGGAAGTCCTCATCGTCATCGTCCAGGTCTGCGAAGTCGTCCTCAGCACGGCTGTGGCCACCCAGCGGGGTACCATCCGAGAGCTTCTGGATGTTGTTCAGGCCGCAGGCGATGCCGCGATTGCCGTTGCTATTGAAAGCGTAAAAGTTGATGCTGGCCCTGCCGATGATGCCGGAATACAGCTCGGAGCTGTCCAGGATCGGATTGCGGTCGGCATCGACCACACCCGGCTTTGTGGTGCTGTTGGCGTTCACGAAGTAGCTGCCTGCATAGGCTTCGTCGCCCTTGCGCTCCTTGTCGCCATCACGCAGCGGAGTCTTGATATCCTCCAGCGCCGGTACGAACTTGCTGCTGCCTTTGAGCTTGCTCTGGCCTTCGTCATAAGCCGCCTGGATCGCAGCGCGGATCTTGGCGATGGTCACGGTGTCGCTCTTCGGGATAATCAGCGAAACGCTGTACTTCGGGGTGCCGCCACCCAGCGGGGTCTTAGGCTCGTTGACATTGAGATAGGACATAACGGTGTGCTTGCCGGTGATAACCTTCGTAGGATTCTTAACTGTACTCATTTCTTATTCCTCCATGAAATCATTTTGTGCTGTGTTGAACTCCGGGCGCTTGTCTGTGGCGGGAGCCAACACCGGTTTACCTTGTGGTTTGACGATGAGTCCGGACAGGAGCTCATCAAACTTCTTCTTGCCCAGCTGACGGGTCATCGCGGTGATGCCCAGCAGCTTCTTTTCATACGGATCGTATCCGGCATTCGATACGACCGTGGCGACTGCCACCTCATCGGTGTACTTGCGGTTGCTTCTGCCTTCGACCAGTTTGAAGCCGGGGTACCGGACTCCGGACAGGGCCTGCTCCAGCGCGTAGGACTTGATGTCCTCGGCCCAGGAAACCAGGCTATCGATCTGCGGCAGGATCGCTGCGATCTCTTCCTCACTGAGGGTCGGAGCCTCAGCGAAGTCATACTTAGCCAGTTCCATACTGTACTCAGCGCGTTTCCGGCAGCTGGCTTTGACCTTGCAGAACTGGCAGTGATCACCAGCAGCGAAATCGCCAAGACCGTCATAGGCCAGCTTTGCGATCGGGGCCAGCACTTCATCAGCCCACTTCAGCAGGTCCTCCCTGCTCAGTTCAAATGTGTCCACGTTCTCTCTGCGCGGCTGGTAGATGGAGAGCTTGATGCGGCGGATGTCGTACAAGTCTCCGAAGGTGTCCAGCGCACCCAGCGCGTAGCACTTGAGCTGGCTGTTGCCGGTTCCGTCCTCGCCGGAAGCGGAGACCAGGATACCGAGGCCGTATTTCAGATCCACTATGTGCAGCAGGTCGTCCGCAACGATCACGCAGTCGCCGGTGCCGAAACCGTGCTCGACCCATTTGGAGAAGTCCAGTGTCTGCTCGATGCAGACCAGCGGGTCAGCACACAGGCTCTTGGCTTCTGCGACCTGTTCCATTACGAAGGCGGCATAGCCCTCAGCGGCTTCCTGCATCTCCGCATCGTACCAGGTCAGGTCCTCGGTCGGATCACGGCTTTTCCTGCCCAGCGCCTTCTCGGCAAGGTAGGCAGCCAACTCGTGAGCGTCGGTGCCTTGCTGGGCGTAGGGTGATCCTCGATCCTCCTCCTGCGCACACAGCTTTGCGGAGGGTGGACACTTGAGCCACCGTTCACTGGCGGAGGCGGCAAGGTATGCATGCTTAGCCATTCCCTATATCCTCCGCTTCCGCGACAATGGCGGCCAGTTCCTCCGGGTCCTTCACTTCGGAAAGCTGCTTCACACCGTGCGCGGTGAGAATCGCTTTGACCTCCGCTCTGAAACCAGTCCTGGACTTCTCTGCGAGGATGGCCCGTGTCTCTTCGTAGGTGTACACCTTGGCGGGTGCTTCCTTCTCAGGCATCGGAGCCGGGTCCTTCGCAGGAGCGTCCTGCGTCTTTGCCGGAGCCTCAGTCCCTTCCAGCAGCGCGGCGATATCCGCCACATCCGCTGACAGCTTCTTCAGCCCCTCGATGAGAACCTGTTTGTCTTTCTTTGTCATGAGAGATTTCCTCCTTTCTTTTGTTCTCAACATCCCATGCCTGCAAACAGCGATTTTTTATAACGGCGCTTCAGTTTTTTTCGGAAGCGGTGACCGCTGCTTGCCGGTCATACTCCCATGCCTGCAAATCGATCGTTTTTATAGCCGCCCTCGGAGAAATTTCCGGGAGCGGCTTTTTCCATATAAAAAGGAAGCGATCAGAAAAAAAACGCTTCCGGTTATAAAAATGGGGCTTTTGCAGGCATGGGATAGCAGAACGATGAAAGGAGCGCTTTCCCATGGAAGTAAAAAACAAGGATTCACCCATCATTTACATCTGTTCCCCGTACTCAGGCGACATAAGCGGAAACCTCGATCGAGCCTGCCGGTACAGCCGGTTTGCGGTCGACGAGGGCTGCGTCCCGATTACGCCACACCTCTATCTGCCGCTTTTCTTATCGGAAGAGACGGAGCGGGAGCTGGCGATCAGCCTGGACCTGCGCCTTATGGATGTCTGCAGGGAGCTCTGGGTCTGCGGGGATGTGATCAGTGAAGGTATGCGGCGTGAGATGGCTTACGCGGCTGACATCGGAATACCAATCCGACATGTAAAGGAGGAAGAGATCAATGTATGCAATTGAAGAGGGCCTGCAGAAGGTCAATGGCGAATATGTGGAGACCTTTGAGCGTGAGGTCACCTGCGGAAATACAGAGCTGGGAGTGGTAGCCGGGACAACCGGATACAAAGGTGGATGCTGCCGGAATGCCGGTGGGCGTACCTACCTGAGTCTCCTGTGCCTGTCCGGGGATTTTTTCTTTGGTCCGATCAAGGATGACGAAGGAAACATCGCCGGTATCACCATCGCCTGCTGTGGCGACGACGGTCTGAACGCCATCATGAAGGCGCTGGAGTTTGCCCATGAAGCGATCAACGATCAGCGATGCGAAGTGGACGACTGAAAAAAAATAAGGCAGGCCGGGGTGGTTCCGGTCTGCCTGCATGTGCTTGGAGGATAAGAAATGTTCAATATTTATTACGCTGACTGCATCGGTCGTGAGGGCAACTGCCTGTATCCGCACAAGGCCGACGTCACCGATGCAGCGTCACTGGCGCAGGCGGTCTCCAGGGACTATGTCTGCGCGGAATATAAAAACAGCTACCGCAGCAATGCCAACTTCATCACCAGCAACTGCCTCGCGGTGGAGTTTGACAATGACCACTCGGAGAATCCGGACGATTGGATCACACCGGAGGATCTGCAGAACACCTTCCCGGAGGTGACGATCGGCATCCATTACAGCCGCCACCACCTGAAAGAGAAAAACGGAAAGCCTGCAAGACCGAAGTTCCATGCGTTTCTGGAGATCGAGCCGACCACGGATGCGGGTGCCTACAGCAACATGAAAAAGCAGGTGGCAGCGATCTTTCCGTATGTTGATCCCAAGGCGCTGGACGCAGCTCGGTTTTTCTATGGCACGGACAATCCCCAGGTCGAGTACCTGCCCGGCACCAAGACGCTGAACGAGCTGCTGGAAGAGGAAGATTTCGATACCGGGATGGACCAGGGCAGCTACGGCAGCCATGTCATTAAGGAAGGAAGCCGGAACGCGACCCTGTCTCGTTTCGCCGGTCGGGTGGTCAAGCGCTATGGCTGGAATGACGCATCCCACAAGATTTTCCTGGATGAGGCCGCCAAGTGTGAGCCGCCTCTGCCGGAAGAGGAGCTTGTGAAGATCTGGCGCAGCGCCAGGAAGTTCGAGAAGGTCGTCACGGCACAGGACGGGTACGTGCCTCCGGAGCAGTTCAATATTGCAAAGCTGGCCGGTCCTGCCGGGTGCTTAAGGCCGGAGGACTATTCCGACATCGGGCAGGCGAAGGTCCTCTCCAAAGAGTACGGAGACGAGATCTGTTTCAACCCGGCGACGGACTTCTTCCGTTTCAACGGGACTTACTGGATCGAATCGAAGGAAGCGGCCCTGGGTGCAACGATGGAGTTTCTGGATCAGCAGCTGGCCGATGCGGAACTGCTCATGTTCACCACCAAGCAGGCATTCTTAAATGCCGGTGGCGACGAGGCTGCGCTGGCTGGAGGCAAGAGAGCCTTAAACGGCCTGTCCGATGACCTCTTGAAGCTCCTGGAAGAATACCTGGCCGCGTTGACCTATTACAAATTCGTGATGGGCAGGCGGAATATCAAATACATCCGCTCGGCCATGGAGGCATCAAAGCCGATGGTCGGAGTGGAACTGGAAGAGCTGAACGCGGACCCGCTGCTCCTCAATACCCCGTCCGCATCGTACCGTCTGGTTGATGGGCTTGAGGGTATGCAGGAACACAACTGGAAGGATTACTGCACGAAGGTCACGGCGGTGGAACCCGGCGATAAGGGTAAGGCGCTCTGGCTGGATGCGCTCTATAAGACCTTCCTCGGAGACCTGGAACTGATCGACTACGTGCAGGAGGTCGTAGGTCTGGCCGCCATCGGCAAGGTGTATATGGAGGCAATGATCATCGCGTATGGCGAAGGCCGCAACGGCAAGTCGACTTTCTGGAACACCATCGCCAGGGTCCTGGGCGGCTATGCCGGGAACGTGTCAGCGGACACTCTGACGGTCGGCTGCCGCAGAAACGTGAAACCGGAGATGGCGGAGCTCAAGGGTGTGCGCCTGGCTCTGGCCAAGGAGCTGGAAGAGGGCATGAGGCTCAACACCTCTGTGGTCAAGCAGCTTACTTCCACCGACGACATCTATGGCGAGAAGAAGTTCTGCAAGCCTGCCTCCTTCACCCCATCACACACCTTGGTCCTGTATACCAACCACCTGCCGAAGGTGGGTGCAACGGATGAGGGCACCTGGCGAAGGCTGATCGTGATCCCATTCAACGCGGTCTTTGAAGGCGGGAGCGATGTGAAGAACTACGCGGATTATCTTTTTGAGAACGCAGGCCCGGCAGTGCTGTCCTGGATTATCGAGGGTGCCAAACGGATCATCGCTAAGGACTTCCATCTGAAGAATCCGAAGGTAGTTCAGGATGCCATCGACACCTATCGCGGGCAGAACGACTGGATGAGTGATTTCCTGGAGGAGTGCTGCGAGATCGATCCAACGTACCGGGAAAAGTCCGGTGAGCTGTATCAGGAGTATCGGGCTTACTGCCTTCGTATGGGCGAATACGCCAGAGGCACTTCAGATTTTTATGGAGCACTGGCCCAGAGGGACTTCGAGCGGAAGAAGACCAAGACAGGAATGGTCGTTCTGGGGCTGCGCATCAAGTCAGAATTTGCTGGCTGATGGGTGCACCTTGGTGCAGGTCGGTGGAGCTTGCTTTCATACACCGTGCCGGAAAATGGAAGATTTTCTGCCTGCCAGAATGGTGCAGCGGTCTTGCACCAACCTGCACCAGAGCCAATCGACCTGCATCAACCTGCAACCGCACAGTTCCAGAAACCCTTGATTTTACTGAGTTTTCTGATAGAGGTGCAGGTCGGTGAACCTCTCCTACAGGAGGTCCTATAGGAATAAAAATTTAGAAATAAATAATGCTATAGAACCCTTATACGAGAGGTGCACCGACCTGCACCCTCAAATAGATCGTGATGGAAGGAGACGAAAAGCTATGACTTTTTACAGCTATATGATGAAAACCCACCGTGGGATGGAAACCGGCGCGGGCAAGCTCGCAGGTGTGATGGCAACCGACCGTGAACGCTTTCCCAGGAACGGGCCACTGAAGTATGACGGCTGGCACAGGTTGATCCGAGATCACATTGTCAGAAGCCCTGTCTATGCAGGCATGGTGCCGGTCTTTGAATCCTGCTGGGAGCAGTACGAACAGATCGAGCGTGAGAAGCGCCGGAGGTACCGCAATGCGAGAAAAGCAGATTGAGCAAAAGCTCGTGAAGGCCGTGAAGGCAGAGGGCGGCATGTGCCCCAAGCTGGTATCTCCCGGTACGGACGGAATGCCGGATCGTATGGTGCTGCTGCCCAAGGCCCACATCGGTTTCGTCGAGGTGAAGGCTCCTGGCCAGAAGCCGAGGGCCATTCAGGAGCGGCGACACGAGCAGCTGCGGGAGCTTGGTTTTCAGGTTTCTGTTCTGGATGACCCGGAACAGATACCAGGCATCCTGAAGGAGGTGCGGGAAAGTGGCTGAGGTTTTACAGCTTTCGGACGGGAGCGTACACACCGTCTTTGATATCAGAGACATGATGGAACTGATCGACTCTCATCTCGGATATGAGGCCCGCAGGTGGCTGGAGGAGTATCTGACTGAAGACGATGACCTGGGTGATTACGTCTCGGACCTGGAGAAAGAGGTCGAAGGTGTCCGGGCACACCACCGGGAAGTGATGAACTCTTTACGCGCCGAGTCGGAGAAAATTGCCTGCCTGATCCGGGAAAAGGAGATCGACCGGAAGCAGCTGTCTACGGCAGCAGGCCGGATCGGAACCATCACCTGGAGAGAAGTGAATGTATGAAGCAAATTATGAAGCGCTGGCGAATGCCATCATCCTGCAGGCGGTGAAGGATTTTAAGCCAGCGTACAGGAGGCTGAAAAACCATCCGAATGACAGACTGGCACAGGATACAGTCCGGGAGATCACCAAGTTCTTCTGTTCACAGTATTTTGAAGCCTTGACGGATCTGGATGGTCCGGCTCTCCTGAATCGGATTATGAGAGAAATGGATGAAAAACATGGAAAGAACTGACTTGCATGAATATCAGAATTACTGCGTGGACTTTTTGAAAACGCATCCGGAGGCGATGCTGATCCTCGAGATGGGTTTGGGAAAAAGCTGCATCAGTCTGACCGCCATCTTAGACCTGATGTTTGACAGCTTCGACGTGAGCAAGGTGCTGGTGATCGCACCCTTACGTGTTGCCAAAACAGTCTGGCCCGAGGAGCGTGACACCTGGGAGCATGCCCACTTCCTAAAGATGTCCGTGGTGGTGGGCAGCGCCAAGCAGCGAGAAGCAGCCCTGAAGGCACCGGCAGATATTTACGTCGTCAACCGGGAAAACGTGAAATGGCTGGTGGACTTTCTGGAGAAGCGTCACATTCCCTGGCCCTTTGACATGGTGGTGATCGACGAGCTTTCGTCCTTCAAGAATCACCAGAGCCAGCGGTGGAAAGCCCTGCGGAAGGTCCGTCCACAGATTAGACGCATGGTGGGCCTCACAGGTACACCTGCCAGCAACGGACTCTTAGACCTGTGGGCTGAGACCTACCTCATTGATAATGGTCAGAGGCTGGGACGTTTTATCGGCAGGTACCGGGAGGCTTACTTTAAGGCAGCGGGCATGAATCCGTATACCGGTGTGGTTTACAACTACGTGCCGCTGCCAGGTGCGGAGGATGCGATCTACTCCCGGATCTCCGACATCAGTGTTTCGATGAAGGCCCTGGACTACCTCGACATGCCAGAGTGCGTGATGGTTAATCACTACGTGGACCTGGAGCCTTCCGAACGAGAACTGTACGATGCCATGAAGAAGGAACTACTGGTGGAACTGGACGGTGAGACCATCGATGCCGCCAATGCAGCGGTCCTGTCCGGCAAGCTCCTGCAGATGGCGAACGGTGCCCTCTACAACGAGGAGCGGCAGGTGAAGGTGATCCACGACCAGAAGCTGCAGGAATTATCCGAGCTCATCGAGCAGGCAAACGGTCAGAACGTATTGGTGGCTTACTGGTACCAGCACGATCATGACCGTATCCGGGAGCACCTGAAGGAGCAGGGGTATGAGCCCAGGGATATCAAAAGCGATCAGGAGATTGCGGATTGGAATGCCGGTAAGATCCAGGTCGGTCTGATTTCTCCCGGCAGCGTGGGTCATGGCGTCAATATTCAGAAAGGCGGTCACATCCTGATCTGGTTTTCGCTGGTGTGGTCACTGGAGATGTATCAACAGACCAATGCCCGCCTCTGGCGGCAAGGGCAAAAAGAGGTGGTGACGATCCATCATATCCTGACGCGGGATACGGTGGACGGCGATGTTCTGGATGCCTTAAAGCACAAGGACACGACCCAGCAGAATCTGATTTCTGCGGTGAAGGCCCACCTGACAATCTGAGTCAATCTAATGGCAATCCGAGAAACATCCTTACTTTTTTCGGAGGTAAAAGCCATGAGCATTATGTGGAAGTATCTGGATAAGCGATCTGCCACGATCGCAGCAATCAAGGACTACGACGCCATGCAGTTCATCATCAACAGCACCGATGATGAGATCAAACGGACCTATGAGAAGATGACCAGCGTCGGCAGTCCCAAGTGGGACGGTATGCCCCATGCCCACAATCCGAATGCCGGAGAAGAGCGCCTCTTAAACGGAATTGTGGAGATCGACCTTCTTCGGGAGCGCTACCGGCAGGCAGTCGAGTATATGGACTGGTTTAAACCGGCATGGGAGCAGCTCACCGATGATGAGCGGTACTGCCTTGAGACCTTTTACGGTGACGGCAATACATACGGTAGCAGCGCGGCTTATTACATCGCGGAATATCTGCATGTGGAGCAGCCCACTGCCTATAAGCGGAAAAACCGCGCACTGGACCGGCTGACCGTACTGCTTTTCGGAAAGTCGTAATTTGCAAAGTTTTCTTTGCAAAACATATTGACAAGTACACTTGGCATGATATAATGAAACCATGCCAAGCGTACTTGGCAAAATGAATGGAGGTGCTTTCATGAATAGAGAAGAAATTCTGGAAAAGAGTCGTCAGGAAAACAAAAACCAAGATGAGATGGAGAGGGATGCTCTTGCGAAAGCGGGTCAAAGAGCCTGCGCTGTAGGAGGCATTGTATGTGCCCTTATCATTATTTTCGAGGCTCTGTTTGTCGGGCAGGTAAACATGAGTACATGGGCGGTATATCTTTCAATGACAGGAACCATGCTCTTGGTGAAATACACGAAATTAAAGAAAAAGCATGAATTGGTTTTCGGTCTCATGCAGCTTGCATTAGCACTGGCATTTCTCGTGATGTATGTAATTCAAACTGTGAGGTGACTTCATGGATGATAAGCTGATTCTGAAGAACAGACTGAAGGAAATACGAGCTGAGAAAAAAATGTCACAGGCGCAGCTTGCAGAGTTGGTAGGTGTATCTCGGAACACAATAAGTTCTATTGAAACTGGGCAGTTCAATCCCACGGCTAAGCTGGCACTTGTGTTATGTATCGCCTTAGAAAAAAAGTTTGAGGACATTTTTTACTTCTGAATTTCGTGTCCAAAACCGTATAAACTCCCCATTGTGATTTCTGATATGCTAATAGCATGAAAAACCGGCCTCGGAGGGCACTGCCTTCCGGGGCTTTTGTTATGAAAGGACGGAAGATTATGTTTGAAAAAGTCAATCCTTCGCATCCGGATAAACTGTGCGATCGCATTGCCGGAGCCATCGTGGATCTGGCCTACGCACAGGTGAAGGATCCTCGCATCGCGGTGGAGGTCCTTCTGGGACACGGCATCTGCCACATCATCGTGGAGACGGATATCTCTCTGCCTCTTTATGAGATCGAGGCGGCAGTAGAGCGGATCGCCGGAAAGGTGGCCGTCGACTACGTGGAGGTGGCGCAAGACGCCCACCTGGCAAGGAACCAGTCGCATGGTCTTCGCTGCGGCGACAACGGCATCTTCAAAGGAGTGCCGGTGACGGAGGAGCAGCGAGAGCTCACCTGGATCGCCAGGGAGATCTATGAGAAATACGGCAGTGACGGGAAATACATCCTGGATGTCGATCGACTGATCCTTTGCCAGAGCAATGCACCGACAGAGGAGCTGCAGGCTGCCTATCCCTGTGCCGAAGTCAACCCGCTGGGCGATTGGACCGGTGGCCCTGACGTGGATACCGGCGCTACCAACCGGAAGCTGGGTAGTGACATGGCAGACAGCGTGACAGGTGGCGGACTGCATGGGAAGGACCTGTCGAAGGCGGATGTATCGGTCAATATCTGGGCATGGCTCAAAGCGCAGGAAACCGGTGAGCCGGTAGAAGCCTGCTGTGCGATCGGTGACGATCATATCGGCAAAACCTCCTACAGCGAGATTGTGGAGACCGCAAGGCAGTACATTAACGGCCTTGGTGGTTTCGAGAAGTTTGCCGAATGGGGTCTGGTGCGCTGATGCCTATGAAACCGAAGGTCCCGTGCAAGCATCCCGGCTGCCCGGCGCTGATACCATCCGGGACCAAATACTGTAAAGAGCACAAGGCGCTGCACCCAGAAGAGGTGCGGTCTGCTGCCGGTCGTGGTTATAACGCGGCATGGCGTAAGGCCAGTAAGCAGTTCCTGCAGGCGCACCAACTGTGTGAGGAGTGCATGAAGCAGGGCAAGTACGTGAAGGCCACCGTGGTGGATCATGTGGTCCCGCACCGGGGAGACGAGCAACTCTTCTGGGACCGCAGCAACTGGCGTGCGCTGTGCAAGCGCTGCCACGACCAGAAGACCAGACGTGAGGATCAGACGCCAACCTATCACTACTGATCGGACCCACCGGGGGGGCCGGGGTCTGATCTCTACAGGCCCTTCCCCCAGGGACCGCCGCCCCCTCAAACGCGAAAAATCGCGAAATTGCATAGGGGGGGGGATCTAGAGCCCGCGAAATGGTCCCGGTGGATTCCGGGAAAAGCCCATAAACAAAGGATTGAGCACAATCAAATAACGTTGTCAGAAGGCAGTGATGGATGTATTTCCACCACTGCTTTTTTCATGGAGTTTCGTGTCAGCCCACAGCAGGCTGCGAGAGTTTCGTGTCAGGAGGACAAGGAATGGAAGATCAGGATATCAGCAGCTTTCTGGCCGCCTGCGCGAAGCAGTTTTGTCCGTGGTGCGGATCGCCAGTAGGCAGGAATCAAAACGGCAGGCCGAGGAAGTTTTGCTCGGATAAATGTCGGTACGACTTTTGGAATTATGAGAAACGGCATAAGGCCGAAAAATTAGAAATGGAGGTAAGGCTAAGTGAAAGCAGCAGAGCTAAAGGTGCTGCCGGTCACCATTCTGAAACCGGCTGAGTATAACCCCAGGAAGAAACTGAAACCTGGCGACAAGGAGTACGAGAAGATCAAGGCTTCGATCGAGGAGTTCGGCTTTGCGGATCCCCTGGTCGTGAATGCTGACATGACAATCATCGGCGGGCACCAGAGACTCACTGTGGCGATGGACCTGGGCTTTACCGAGGTGCCTTGCGCAGTGGTGGATATCGACAAGACCCGCGAAAAGGCACTCAACATTGCGCTCAACAAGATCACCGGCGCTTGGGATGAGAACCTTCTGGCGGACCTTTTGAAAGACATCCAGGAGTCGGACTTTGACCTGGGGAAGACCGGCTTTGATCCGCCGGAAATCGAGACGCTCTTTAATAAGGTGCACTCGAAGGACGTGAAGGAAGATGACTTCGATGTGGAAGGGGAGCTGCAGAACCCGGTGTTCTCGAAGCTGGGTGATCTGTGGTGCCTTGGTCCGCACCGAGTGATCTGCGGAGACTCCACCGGCGAGGAAGTATACAGTCGCCTCATGGACGGACAGAAGGCAAACCTGGTTCTTACGGACCCGCCTTATAACGTGGACGTGGAGGAGACCGCCGGCAAGATCATGAACGACAACATGGCCGATGCGGACTTCTATAACTTCCTCCTGTCTGCCTACCGCTGCATGCACGCGAATCTTGCCGACGACGGCAGCATCTACGTGTGGCACGCGGATACGGAAGGACTGAACTTCAGGAAGGCGTTTAAGGACGCGGGCTTCTATCTGTCCGGCTGCTGCATCTGGAAGAAGAACGCGCTCGTCCTGGGCCGCAGCCCTTACCAGTGGATCCACGAGCCCTGCCTGTTCGGGTGGAAGCAGAGCGGCCGGCACCAGTGGTATTCGGACCGCAAGCAGGTGACAGTCTGGGAATATGATAAGCCTCGCTCGTCCAAGGACCATCCGACTATGAAGCCGGTGGCGCTCATGAGCTATCCGCTGCGCAACTCCACTATGACAAACGGCATCGTGCTCGATCCCTTCCTCGGCAGCGGCTCTACCCTGATCGCCTGCTGCGAGACAGATCGCATCTGCCGCGGCATTGAGCTCGATCCTAAATTCGTGGATGTAATCGTAAAGCGCTACATGGCCTGGTGCCAGGATAACGGAATCACCGCAGAGATTTACGTGCTTCGTGATGGCCAAAAGCTGACCTATGACGAGGCTTGTGCATAACTGCTATTTCTCATTCACATATTTGTCAGATGTGTGCGTTGCTAATTCTCCCGGGTAGAGTGATTAATACACTACCCGGAGGGAATAGGCCCTCGGGCCACAAACTCGGAGGAAAATATCATGATGAACATCAAACTTACAACTGACAACAGAAAAGCCGCCGCAGCAAGACTGGCCGAGATCATCGGAACAGAGGCTCGCTACACAAGAGTACCCAGATGCGCATACGAAGTTGGCTCCTACACACTTGAGAAGGACGGCACCATAACGACCGAAGAAGGCGCAGACCTGCAGCCGCTGAAGATCCTGGCAGACGAAGGCCTCATCGAGAACTTCGAGACTCCGGCTGAGGAGCCCACCACAGAGAGCGAGCCGGAGGCGATCAGCCTTACGGTCGAGATTCCCTTTGATAAGGTGAACGTCGGAAACCTCATGAAGCTCCTGGACGCCAAAGGAGAACTGATCAAGAAGGCGCTCGGCATAAGCGACATCCGGATCGAGATGAAAGAGGACAGGGTGGCATTCCCCTGGTTCACCGAGGTAGAACCGGAAAGCGCAATGGCCTACACAAACTTCATCGCAGCCCTTTGCCGGATGAGCAAGGAGGCTAAGCGGGTGACGGCAACCGCGAAGGAAGTGGAAAACGAGAAATACGCCTTCCGATGCTTCCTCCTTAGGCTTGGCTTTATCGGTGCCGAGTACAAGAAGGACCGCAAGATCCTCTTGCAGAACCTTTCCGGATCCGCTGCATTTAGAAACAAAGCGAAAGCAGAGTAAAAGGAGATAAGGATGGATAAGAAGCAGATCGAGAGATTGAGAGAACAGTACCCGAAGGGAACCAGAGTGGAGCTGATCCGCATGGAGGATCCCCAGGCGCCGCCGGTCGGGACCAAGGGAACGGTGATCGGTGTTGATGACATTGGGACGATCCATGTGAGATGGGATACTGGGAGCATGCTGGGAATCGCCTACGGTGAAGATCAGTGCCGGGTCCTTGTCGGAGAGTTTACTGACACGGTCCGCCGGCAGATCCTGGCGGTGAGGGAGACCGGAGAGACGAACATGTTTGATGTTCCGAGAGTCCAGCAGATTGCAAACCGGCTCGGTTACTACGAACTGGTCCTCTTCCTGATCGACCACCGGAAAGAGTACGCACACTTCATTATGACCGGGGAAATAATGTAGACAAATATCCGCCGGAATCCTTGTGCAGGTTATCACTCCGAAATGAGTGGATATAAATGTGCTTTAGAGTGATTAATACACTAACAAAAAAACACGGAAGCCACGAAGGAGGACAAGACCATGACGAGATTTGAAAAGGAACTGAGCGGAGCCCTTGGAGCATACTGGAAAAAGAGCGCAGAGAAGGAACTGGAGAAAGTCAGAGAGGAGCTGGAGCAGGGCCTCATCACCATCGACGAGAACGGAGTAGCCAGAAACCGGATCGGCAGAGTTCTGATGAGCGACATGCTCGAGAAACTCACATACATCACCGACGCGGTCGACGCAGAGGCAACGACGAAGGCAAGAGAAGAGGAAACCGCAAAAGCCCTCGAGGAGTACCGGAAAAACGCCAGGCCCGCCACCGAGGAAGAGCTCGACGAGATGAGAGCAGCCTTCGGAAAGGGAAAGACAGTGGTGAACATCATCACCGGACAGAAATACCACCTTTGAGAAAGGAAGGAAGAAGGGAGCCGAAGGGCTCCTTTTTTCGTGGGCGACATTATGATCGGATACAAACTATTCAAGGTAAAAAAGAGCAGGCCGGGAGAACTGTTCCCTCTGTATGTCCTTTCAGACGAGCCGGTGCCGATCGGTGTATGGGTCCATGCTACAGAAGGGCCCAGGACACCGGAAGGAAAAGTAAAGTCCAAGATAGGCCCGCTCGCCTTCCGGCCTGGCTGGCACTTGTCTGATATTCCTCTGGCAATCCATATCGGGATCAAGGAGGACGGGCAGATCAAGTACATGCATGACGACGAGGTCTGGTGCGAGTGCGTGTATGTCGACTGCTTTGACTACCAGGAGGAGGCAAATCAGAACGGCTGGAAGGATGGCCGGTTCGATGAGCGGAGAGCGATGCTCACAAGGGTACCGAAGCAGGGCTTCTACCGCTACAAGACCAGCCCGCAGATGCTGGGCAAGTGGATCATCGCTGGAAGCATTCGGGTGCTGCGCGTGCTCTCCGATGAAGAGGTCGAGAAGATCTGTAAAGCTGCCGGATACCAGGCGCTTCCCAGAAGAACACCGTTCAATGCTGCTGCATATGGCCTGTAAATTTGCTGCATATATCTCCTCCAATCTTGTGCAGATTATGCTCCGAATTAACTGGATATAAATGTGCTTTAGAGTGATTAATACACTACGAAAAGAAAACACCCACCCAGAAAGGAGATCACCATGAAGCACACATTAGAGCAGGTTTACGAAAGAGAGCAGGAGCTTAAAGCAGCATTTGACGCAGCCAAGGCAGCAGGGAACGATACCGGGATGAAAGAGGCGAGAGATGCCTACCACGAGATGGAAGACGAGATCGCAAGGACAGAGGATAACGACTTCGGATTCACCTACCGGCTTTATAAGCAGATGAAGGAATGCGGAAACGAGTACATCGACCTGAACTTTTCGATCCACGACGAGGTGGGAGTTCTGCAGACCCTTAGAAAATACGGAGTCGAGCACTTCACCTTTTCCTCCGGCTGGAGCAGCGCAGTTGAAAGCGCCTGGATCTTCAAGCAAAACGGCTGCAAACTCGAGGGCCTGGTCGAGCTTTACGGTCTGAACAGGGACTGGACCACCGGCGAAAGGGAAAAAGTTCACGGCTACCTTTTCCGCCTTCAGTGAAAGGAGGTCCGGAATGAACATCGCAGACAAGATGGAAAGGGAAGCAAGGCTAATGTCGAACCTCGCAGATTGGATGGAGAAACATGGAACCGTCCTCTCCTACCGGCAGAGGAGCAACGCCTATACTGGCATCCGGATCCTGGAGGTCCGGTGGCGCGGAGCAGAATGGCGGATCGTCGAGGTCGACGGCATGACCTGCCAGATCGAGCGGTTATAAAATACACAGTTTCTGCCGCCGATCTTTGTCGGATTTATACCTCCGAAATGAGTGGATAAATATGTGCTTTAGAGTGATTAATACACTAACAAAAAACACAGCCACCAAAAAGGAGGAACCCCATGAACGCATACGCAATGAGAAACAGCCTGGAGCTTAGAAACTACAACACCACGATCACGAGAGAAGAATTCGAAGCACACTTCACGAAGACCCGCGAGAGCATCCGCTTTACCTTTAACGGATGGGACGGCAAGAGCTACGACGGCGAGAGCAGAAACGCGAAAGTTTACCGCACAAACCTTCCGGGATTCGAAGAGGTGAAGCTGATCAAGGTAGGCAAGGGCCTTCACTACATCGATGAAGAGAGGCAGATCACAGAGAAGGCAACCGGAGAGAAGCACCCCGAAGCCGGCTGGCTGGTAGATGTTGAGAGAGCATAAAAAAGGAGGACAAGACAATGACAAAACAGGAACTTATCGAAATGACCGGCAGCGAGGAGCAGGCAGCATACGCGATGGAGATTCTTTTGAAGAACTGCAAAAAGGAATTCGTAAGGATGGCGATCCAGGCGGAGCTAAGCCAGATCGAAAAGAAGATCAAAGCCTTCGAAGCGGAGGGAATCCTTTATAAATGCAACAGCACCTACCACGTAGATTGGGGTGCACCGCACAGGGTTTTCGGGGATGAGCCAGGAGCCTACTGGCACGCAACCGACAAGCAGAAAGCCGAGTCGGAAGCGATCGAGAAGCGCTGCTACGAAGCCAACGCCCTCCTCTATACGCGGAACCGCACAACCAGCCTTCTGGCCGCAAGATAAGCGCAGGCCAGACAGCGGAAGGCCCAGAGAAGGGCCTTTTGCTCGTGTAAATATAACACAGTTACCTGGGGCGATCTTTGTCAGGTTTATACCTCCGAAATGAGTGGATATATATGTGCCTTAGAGTTAATCTACACATACCGAAAGGGAAAACAAAGCACAAACGGAGGAAACGAACATGCATACAACCTACACCTTCAAAAAGAACGGAAAAGCCTACAGCGCAAAAGCAAACAACAGATTTGAAGCCCAGGACCAGATCGAGCTTGCCTTCGGGATCAGCCTGAAGGGCGCCACCTTCGAAGAAGTTAGGGGGCTCAGAGTTGTCAGAACCGGCAAGGTTAGATAAGGAGGACAAAGAGATGACGATCGAAAAAGCAATGAGAACCTACAGACTCCCAAACCCTACCACACTGGAAGACCTCGAAAGCCGCTGGAGCAAGGTGTTGACTTTCGGAGACAAGATCCTGGTCGCAGGACACTACTACAACGGAAAAGGAAAGCCCAGCTACTTCGGCGCCACCTACGAGTTCCTCACCGATGACATAAGCTGCGAAGGCGCCATCGGGCTGAGAGCAGCGAGCGAAGTCGAATTCGAGGATGACGGCCACGCGATCCTCTGGGCGATGCAGCAGAAATAAAGAAAGAGCATAAAACAGGAGGCGCAGCCCTTAGCGGGCTGTTTCTCGTAGTGAAGGACCGAGAGGTCTTTTTTTATTGCCATAAGGAAAGGAGGTAAGCCTATGGCGACAAGGGGAAGAAAGCCCACTCCCACAGCGCTTAAGCTGCTGGAGGGGAATCCGGGCAAGCGGAAAATAAATGACAAGGAGCCAAGGCCAGAGAAGAAGGCACCTTCCTGCCCGAAGTGGCTGGAGCCGGAAGCCAAGAAGGAATGGCGCAGGCTCGCTAAAAAGATGGAGCTCATGGGGATCCTTACTGAGGTGGATATGGCTGCTTTTGCCGGTTACTGTCAGGCATATGCCCGCTGGAAAGAGGCGGAGGAGTTTATCAGCCAGCACGGAACAATCGTAAAGACGCCGTCCGGCTACTGGCAGCAGGTGCCGCAGGTATCTATTGCCCAGACATACCTTAAGGTTATGAACCGCTTTGCGGAGCAGTTCGGTCTTACGCCTGCATCCAGATCCAGGATCGTAGCCGATTCGACCGGTAGCGGGAATGAGGATGAGATGGAAGCACTTCTGGGAGGTGATGCTTAATGCCAAGAGAAAAGAGACCGGCGGACTATCCAAAGCTTTTGGATTACAAACCGTCGCTGTTTATGCTGCCTGAGTCACACTATGACAAGGCGAAAGCCGACCGGGCCGTGCGATTCATCGAGAATCTGCGCCACACCAAGGGCAAATGGGACGGAAAGCCGTTCTGGCTCCTGCCCTGGCAGGAACAGATCATCCGGGACATTTTTGGGATCGTGGATGAGGACGGGAACCGGCAGTTCCGTACCGCATACGTCGAGATCGGGAAGAAAAACGGCAAGAGCGAACTGGCTGCTGCGGTTGCTCTGTATCTCCTTTATGCGGACAACGAGCCGTCTGCGGAAGTGTACGGAGCCGCGGCGGATCGGCAGCAGGCATCCATCGTCTTTGACGTGGCTAAGCGAATGGTTGAGAAATCGCCAGCTCTACTCAAGAGATCAAAGATCGCTGCAGCTACCAAGCGGATTGTAAATTACAGCAACGCCGGTTTCTATCAGGTGCTGTCAGCGGAAGTCGGTACCAAGCATGGCCTGAACGTTTCCGGCCTCGTGCTTGATGAGGTTCATGCACAGCCTAATCGGAAACTGTACGACGTTTTGACCAAGGGATCTGGTGATGCTCGTGAACAGCCACTGTACTTTCTTATCACGACAGCAGGGACGGACAAGGAGAGTATCTGCTATGAGCTCCACGTTAAGGCGCTGGATATTCTTGCCGGTAGGAGGATCGATCATACCTTCTATCCGGTGGTCTATGGCCTGACAGATGATGACGACTGGACAGACGAAGCGAACTGGTATAAGGCCAATCCGTCTCTGGGCCAGACGATTAAAATCGAGCGCGTGAGAGAAGCCTTTCTCGAAGCCAAGGAGAATCCGGCAGAGGAGAACGTGTTTAAGCAGCTGCGGCTCAATATGTGGGTGTCGTCCCTGACTCGCTTTATACCGGAACAGATCTACGACCTCGGAAATATACCGATCGACATGGAAGCCCTGAAGGGCCGTGAGTGTTACGGCGGCCTCGACTTGTCATCCACCGGTGATATCACAGCCTTTGTACTTATGTTTCCGCCAAGAGATGAGACGGAGAAATACATTATGCTTCCCTTCTTTTGGATCCCTGAGGACACGATTCCACTTAGGGTCCGCAGGGCATCAGTTCCCTATGATGTCTGGCACCAGCAGGGTTACATCATGGCCACAGAAGGCAACGTGATCCACTATGCTTTCATCGAGAAGTTTATCGAAAAGCTCGGTGAGCAGTACCACATCATGGAGATTGCCTTCGACCGGTGGGGTGCCGTTCAGATGGTGCAGAACCTGGAGGGAATGGGATTCACGGTTGTCCCCTTTGGCCAGGGCTTTAAAGATATGTCTCCTCCCACAAAGGAGTTCTTAAAGCTCCTCATGGAAGGGAATATCATCCATGGCGGAAACCCGGTGATGAGATGGATGAGCGGAAACGTCGTGGTGGATCGTGATGCAGCGGAGAATATCAAGCCCACGAAGGCAAAGTCTCCAGAGAAGATTGACGGGATCGTGGCGGCAATCATGGCGCTCGACCGCTGTATCCGGCATGAGCAGCAGGGTAGTGTCTATGACGAGAGAGGACTTTACGTTTTCTGATGTCCAAATACGGATAAGATTCTACTTGTGGAATGTGATATGCTCATATCGTGAAAGATCGCGCAGGGGCTTCCCGAGAGGGAGGTCCCTTTTGTTATGGAGGAAAAACACCATGGGATTTTTAGAATGGCTGGGGATCAGCCCCAGGGACAAACCCGAGCTCCCTGATATAGAAGATAACGTTCGTGACTCCGGGCAGACCTTTGTGTTCGGTAGGGCGGATTCCGGCGAGCGGGTGGATGAAAAGAGCGCCATGCAGATCGCAACGGTGTATGCCTGTGTCCGGCTTCTCGCGGAGACGGTGGCTGGCCTTCCGCTGCATCTGTACCGCTCGAAGGACAGCGGAAGCGCCAAGGAGCGTGCCATAGAACATCCGCTGTATAAGCTCCTGTACCGGCAGCCGAATCCGGAAATGACGAGCTTCTCTTTCCGGGAAGTCATGATGACGCATCTGCTCCTGTGGGGGAACTGCTACGCGCAGATCGTCAGAGACGGGAAGAACGGAGTTCTCGGCCTGTATCCGCTTCTCCCTGAGAACATGGAGATCGACAGGGATGAGAAGGGACAGATCTTCTACATCTATCACGCATACACGGATGAGAAGCCGGGAGAGAACAACAAGGATATCTATTTTCGAAGAGACGAGATCTTCCATGTACCTGGCCTTGGCTTCAATGGTCTGGTCGGTTTTTCACCGATCGCCATGATGAAGAACGCGCTGGGGACAACGCTTGCTGTCGAGAAATACGGCAGCAGTTTCTTTAAGAACGGCGCACAGCCCTCCGGCGTGCTGGAGCATCCGGGTGTGCTCAAGGATCCTTCCAAGATCCGTGAGAACTGGTCGGCTGTATATGGCGGTGCGAATAATGCTCACAAGGTAGCGGTCCTCGAAGAGGGCATGCAGTACAAAGCGATCAGCCTTCCTCCGGAGGACTCGCAGTTCCTTTCCACCAGGCAGTTTGGCGTTAATGAGATCTGCAGGATCTTCCGAGTTCCGCCCCACATGGTGCAGGACCTCGAGCACGCCACCTTCTCGAATATCGAACACCAGAGTATAGACTTTGTGGTTCACACGCTGACACCCTGGCTCGTCCGTTTCGAGCAGGCTATCGTGAAGGATCTTTTGATGGAAGAGGAGCAGGATGAGTATTTTCCTAAGTTCAATGTCGACGGCCTTCTTCGTGGTGACTACCAGTCCAGGATGCAGGGTTATGCGACAGGAATCAGTAACGGTTTCCTGTCTCCCAACGATATACACCGACTGGAAAACTGGGATCTGATCCCGGCAGAAAAGGGCGGCGACGATTATTACCTGAACGGCGGATATGTCAAGCTCGAGGATGCAGGGAAGCAGCAGATTATGCAGCAGGAAGAGAGTGAGCCGGAAGAGAAGCCGGAGAACAGAAAGAGAGGTATACGATGAACAAGTTTTGGAACTGGATCAGGGATGATACAGGCGGGAGAGTCCTTCGTCTGGAAGGGCCGATCGACTCGGAATCCTTCTGGGGAGATGAGATCACACCGCAGATGTTCCGCGATGAGCTGGAAGCGGAGGAGGGTGATCTGACTGTTTGGATCAATTCCCCTGGCGGAAATGTGTTTGCTGCTGCGGAGATCTATACGATGCTGCAGGAGTACAAGGGGGCGGTTACCGTCAAGATCGCATCGATCGCGGCATCCGCTGCGTCGGTGATTGCAATGGCAGGAAAGAGGGTACTCATGTCTCCCACGGCGCTCCTTATGATCCATGACCCTTCCACCATTGCCATGGGCAATGCCAAGGACATGGAGAAGGCAATCGAAACCTTAAATGAAGTTAAGGAATCGATCATCAATGCATATGCGGCAAAGTCTGGTATGCGCAGAAGCAAGATCGCGGAGCTTATGAGCAACGAGACCTGGATGAATGCCAAGAAGGCAGTGGAACTCGGCTTCGCGGATGAGGTGCTGTTTGCAGAGAATGAGCCGGATCCTGAGCCGGAAGAGAAGGACACTGCCACCACTGCGGAGGCAAAAATGTATTCG